CGGCCACGCCGCCGCTGAGCGAATACCTGGCGGACCTGCTCCCCCTCGACGCGGCCTCCGACGCGTCGGACCACCCCTCGGCGCCGGTCACTCCTGCCGGTTCCGGGGGGCTGGGGGCGGACAGCCCCCAGTTGTCCTTGCCAGGGGGTCCCCCCCCCCTTTCCCAAGCCCTCCTGCTCCTCGCGGTTCCTACATCGGGCCCCACTGGGCCCGACCGCGATCCTCTGGCAGAGCGCAACACCATCACCGAGGAAGATCTACTTGATGATCTTCCTCCAGGTGGTTGAAACACGGAGGTCGAGCGCAAGCAGCACCTCTGACCTACGATTTGGTTTCACCACCTCTCTGAAAGGACTCCTCATGAAGGGCCGCAAGATGTCCCGCTCCGGTTCTAAGCGTTCGTTCTCCAAGGGCGCCGGCACCCATCGCTTCAACGTCAACGGTCATGTCGAACGGGGGGGCATCCGGCTTTGAAGCCGTGCGTGCGGCCCAACCTCCTCGCCTGGGACGGGGAGACCTATGCCTTCGTTGGCAGGGCTCCCTCTTCTACGGCCTTCCAGACGCCTCAGGATCTCTCTCACCTGGACGACGGCACCATCCCCATTGCCTGCGGACATTGCATCTCCTGCCGCATCCGTCGTGCCATGGAATGGAAAATCCGTGGCATTCACGAACAACAGAGCACCTTTCATCCTACCTACGCCGTGACCCTGACTTATGATCAGGACCACCTTCCGGAATCCGGCTCCCTTCGCAAGTCTGATCTGCAGTCTTTCCATCGCCGGCTCCGGTATCAGACCGGCTTTGAGTTTCGCTTCCTCGCCTGCGGCGAGTATGGCCCGACCACGGGCCGAGCTCATTACCACGGCGTCTACTTCGGTCTCCGCCTTCCCGACGTTTATCGGTCCGGTGTCCACTACGCTTCTCGGACCCTCCTCGATGCCTGGGGCAACGGCCAGGTCTCTTTTCACCTCGCCACCCCCGCCTCTATCGGCTACGTCGCGGGCTACGTCGTGAAGAAGCTCCGCTCCGAGCATCGCTCCGAACCGATCATGGAGACCGTCGATTTCGAGACCGGCATGATCATCGAGGAATCTCCCGTTCGTCGGGAGTTCCTTCAGGCCTCTCTTCGGCCAGGTCTCGGGGGTCCCTGGATCGACCAATATGCCGACCAGGTGATCGAGAACGGCTTCATGGTCATCAAGGAGAAACCGTGCTATCTGATTCCTCAGTACTACCTGAAAAAGCTCCGCGAACATCCTGGTTTCCCCGAATTCCAAGAGAAACGCCGCACCCATGTTCAAGAGAACCCCATCCTCACTCCCGAAGATCTATCCTCTCTCGGTATCCGTCTCGAGCAGGAGATGGCTCACCGCCTTAGAAGTGGAGTCTGACATGGCCGACAAACGCAAGATCATCACCCTCGTCCAGAACATCGTCAGCGCCATCTTCGGTGCTCTCACTGGCTACTTCGGAGGCTCTCTGTGAAGCTCTACTCCATCTACGATCGTGCCGCGCAGACGTACGGCGCCCCTTTTCAGGCGCCGAATGACGCGCTTGCAGTCCGCCTTTTCGAGCAGACTCAGCTGGATGTCTCTCACGTCTTCGCCACCCATCCGGGTGACTTCGAGATCAATTACCTGGGCGAATTCGATGAGGTCACTGCGAAGTGGAACCTCCTCGATCGTCCCTCTCCCTGCTTCCAGGTCAACGCGAAGGAATTGGCATGAAGAACACGGCCTACTCGGGCGGTAACAAGCAGCACGCCTTCTCGATGATTCCGAAGGCCGACACTCCGCGCTCCACGTTCAACCGCTCCTCGAACTACAAGACGACGTTCGATTCTGGGAAGCTCATTCCCATCTACCTCGACCAGGACATCCTCCCGGGCGATACGGTTCGCGTCCGCGCGAACCTCTTCGCTCGCATGGCGACGCCGATCTATCCGCTGCTCGATCAGCTCTTCATCGAGACCTTCTGGTTCTTCATTCCGAACCGGCTCCTCTGGGATAAGTGGGCCTTCTTCATGGGTGAAGAGGAGACCCTGGGCGATGCTCAGCTCGCCCCGAAGTACACGACTCCTCAGGTGGAGGTCGACGTCACCGAGGGCTCGCTGGGAGACTATTTCGGTCTGCCGCTGAATGCGACTCCCCTTACGGTGTCGGCGTTGCCCTTCAGGGCATACAATCTCGTGTGGTCTGAGTGGTTCCGGGATGAATCGCTCCAAACCCGTCCGGTCATCAACAAGGGTGGCGGCGTCATCTCGCCGCCTTCGACTCCCGACGTGGGTTCGAACTACACGCTCCGCGCTCGCGGGAAGCGCAAGGATTATTTCTCGTCGGCTCTCCCGTGGCCGCAGAAGGGTCCGACCGTCCTCCTTCCTCTCGGTTCGACTGCGCCTTTGACGATCACCGGGAATGGTGCCCCGACCTTCACGGGCGGGACTTCTGGCTCCGCGTCTACGCTTTCGAGAACGGGTTCCGGCATCGAGATCACCGCGAGCGGCGCCGGCAATTCCGGCGTTCTCAACTGGTCCGCGCCTAACCTCACGGGCACCGCTAACCTGGCCTCGGCCACTTCGGCGACGATTAACGAGCTCCGCCAATCGTTTCAGATTCAAAGGCTCTTGGAGCGCGACGCCCGCGGGGGAACCCGTCTTACCGAGCTGCTGAAGTCGCATTTCGGTGTCACGAGTCCCGACGCCCGGCTCCAGCGCCCCGAGTTTCTGGCGGGAAGCACGATCAACGTGAGCATGAATCCCGTCCCGCAGACCAGCGAGACGACCGCGACGGGCGTGCAGGGCGGCCTGGCCGCCTATGCTGTCGCCGCCGGTCAGGGCGGCTCCTTCACGCAGTCGTTCACCGAGCATGGCATCCTGATGTGCCTGGCTTCGGTCCGCGCTCCCCTCAACTATCAGCAGGGGCTCCACAAGTCCTGGACGCGCAAAACCCGCTTCGATCACTACTGGCCGGCCCTCCAAGCCATTGGGGAGCAGGCGATCCTAAATCGTGAGATCTTTTTCCAGAATACCTCCGCCGATCTTAATGCCTTCGGCTACCAGGAGCGCTGGGCGGAGTACCGGTATAAGCCTAACATCATCACAGGGCAGTTCCGCTCCGACGCGGCGACGCCGCTGGATTCCTGGCATTTGGCCCAGGATTTCGCGTCGTTGCCGACGCTCAATTCGACCTTCATTCAGGACACCCCGCCTGTCTCTCGCGTCGTCGCGGTTCCGTCTGAACCGGAGTTTCTCCTCGACGCCTACTTCGACTGCAAGCAAACCCGCGTCATGCCGGTCTACAGTGTCCCCGGCCTGATCGACCACTTCTGATGGCCTTCGGCGCCGTCGCCGGCGCGGTCGGGAACGAGCTCCTCGGGGCTGCGAGCTCCATCGGCGGAGCCGCGTTCAACGCGGCGATGACCCGCAGTCTCCGCCGGACCGCCTATCAAGATCAGATGCACTCGATGCGTCAGGCGGGGCTCAATCCGATCCTCGCCGCGGGTGCTCAACCGGGCTATGCCAACACTGGAACCGCCAACGTCAAGACGGACATTGCCGGTTCCGCTCAACGTCTCGCCGAGGTCTCGAAGCTCCCTCAACAGAAAGCCGTTCTTGCGGCTCAAAATACTCAAGCGCTCGCGAGCGCTCGCCAGGCCGAAGCGCAGGCCGATACGGCCGAAGCGATCCGCGACGCCCAGGTCGAAGAGCTCCGCGAGCGGGCCGCGGGGCACAGAGCCGGGGCGTTCAAGGACACGACCGGCGGTTACGAGAACCAGGCCGATACCGGTCTCAAGACCGCCGAGCGGGAAGCGGGCTTACCGGAGGCCCGCGCGGACCTGGCGCGGCGTCAGTCCGATCGCATTTCTGCGGACCTTCTTTCTGGTCTTCCGGCCGCCGTGGCCGAAGCCAACCGTCGCGCCGCGGGTCTCTCGTCTGCTCGAGAAGAGGGCACCCGCTACGAGAACGTCTCCAAGGGCGTCGACGCCCGTTGGGTGAAGGACTTCGAGGGGATGATCCGCGCCGGTAAGACCGCCGACGAGATCATCGACCGTCTTGGCCCCGTCGCCGACATCCTCCTCAGGGGCCGCGGCCAGGTCCTCGGCGACCGCCGCGACCGCCGTACCGACGCTCGCCAACGCGAGCGCAACTATGAAGCTGAACGTGAACAGGACCGAAGGGACCGATACGAATTCCGTAACTTTCCCGGGATGAACTAACATCCCACCTAACACCTAACACCTAACATCCGCATAACGTCAGACTAACTAACAACGATCTAACGATGAACTAACAAGGGCTGACTGACATGCCTCAAAACGACATTGCTCCTATCATCCGGTCCCGCTTCGACGCGCCTAAGCGCGTCACTCTCGTCTGTTCCGATCCGTCTTTGACTCAGCAGGACTTCCTGGCTGAATCCGACGTGAATAACGTCATCCTCCGCTTCGCCACCACGGGCGAGCTCCCGCCGCGCCTGAATGCTCGCGTCGGCGAGTTCCTCGACGTCTCTGAGGTCGGCGATCTCCACCAGGCGCTCGAACAGGCTCGCGAGGGCAACGAGTTCTTCAACTCCCTCCCCGAAGAGGTCCGCGCCGCCGTCGATTACGACCCGATGCGGCTCCTCGACGCGATGGACGAACACGCTCGTCTCCGTGCCTCCACCGAGCCTGACGCCACCACCCCCACTCCGGCACCCGCGCCGCGGGTCTCCGAATGACGGCCGATCTGTTCTGGCCGGCCACGCCGCCGCTGAGCGAATACCTGGCGGACCTGCTCCCCCTCGACGCGGCCTCCGACGCGTCGGACCACCCCTCGGCGCCGGTCACTCCTGCCGGTTCCGGGGGGCTGGGGGCGGA